CCACGGTCACACCCGAGGCCTCCGCCCCGGTTGAGACAGATAAAAACAAGCCGGAAGTCACCGGCGATGAAGGAGGAATTTCCATGACTAAGGAAGAGCTCCGGGCGAAGTACCCGGACGAGATCGCCCAGGTGGAGGCCGACGCCCGCGCTTCCGTCGATCACACTGAGGCGGTCAACACCGCGATCCAGGCCGAGCGTGCGCGTATGCAGGAGATCGACGAGATCTCCGGTCTGCTCGACGCGACGGATGTGCAGCAGGCCAAGTACGGCGACAAGCCCTGCTCTGCTGCCGACCTGCTGATGGCAGCGGCCAAGAACGCCGCCAAGCAGGGCAAGAAGTTTCTGACCGATCTGAAGGACGACAGCGAGGAATCCGGCGCCGAGGGCGTTCCCGCTGCTCCTGCTCCCGCAGTCGAAACGCCCGAGGGCGAAGACGGCGAGAAGAACGACACCCCCGAGGCGCGCATGACCAACGCCCGGAGCATGGTCGCTGACCTGCTGGGCAAGAAGAAGGAGGGCTAAGAACATGATCAATCTGAGTGAAAAGCTCGGCGAGATGACCTTTGACGGTCTGATCACCGACATCAAGCCCGCGCCCGAAGTGCGCGGCGGCATTATCCGCAAGCTGTCCGCTACGGCCACGCTCAAGCGCGGCACCATTCTTGCCAAGTCCTCCGGCACGGCCGGCGACGGCAAGCTGGTCGTTCTCGGCAGCACGGCCAAGGAAAACGAGACCCTGACCCCCGACTGCATCCTGTGCGACGACATCGACGTCGGCACCGCTGCCGACGAGAAGGTGGCGGTCTACACCGCCGGCTGCTTCGACATCGGCAAGGTGACGGTCTCGGCCAGCTACACCATCACCGAGGGTGATAAGGACAACCTGCGTATGCGCGGCATCGTCTTCAAGGCTGCCGCCGCTGCCAACTAAGGAGGGAATCAACAATGGCTGAACTGAATTTCTTCGATACCTATGTGCTGATGGCGATCGCCGAGGAGATCGTTCCTCAGCAGACCTTTTTCCGCGACCGCTACTTCCCCACCGGGGAGCGCGACATCTTCGCCTGCGACAAGGTGTTGACCGAGTACCGCAAGGGCGACCGCAAGATGGCGGCGTTCGTCTCCGCCCGCGCCGGTGACATCCCCATGGACCGCATCGGCTATGCCATCCATGAGTACCAGCCCGCTTTCATCGCGCCGTCCCGTCTGCTGACGCTGGATGACCTGACCAAGCGCGGCTTCGGCGAGGCGATCTACGCCAACAGCACCCCCGCCCAGCGCGCGGCGCGTCTGCAGCTGGACGATCTGACCGACATGGACCGCCGCATCGTGCGCCGC